TCCTGGCCCGTTGGCGGGGCCTTGATCGTGATGACTCGGCGCAGATTGCCAGCAGCGGATTTCATGGCCACACCACCGCACGATCCAGCAGGCGATCCGTGAACCCGCCCGGCAGTTCGGCCAGCGACACACCAGCGGCGATCTGCTCGCGGAACTTGTACAGCGTGCCGATGCGCAGCTTCATCCACGCTTTCACGGCCTGCGGCACTGCGCTTGCGTCGCCATAGCCGCAAGTGAAGCGCACACGCACCGCGCCGACCGCATCAACGTGCGTCGTGGGCCATGTCGTGCCCAGCGCGGGGTAGACATGGCCCGGCGCTTCGTCGGTGTTCAGCACATAGGCCGATGGGTCCAGAGTCTGCTGCACGCCGGCCCCGTCGATGTACTTCAGCGAGACGATGGAAATCGGCGTGGCCTTCAGCTCGATCCGCTGCCCGCGCTGGCCGTAGCCGCATGGAAACTTGTCAAGTACGCGCTCGCAGGTTTGGGTGATGAGTGCGCGGTTGAGCACATGCTCCGCATCCTCGCGCGCTGCGATGATGAGCGACATCAACAGGTCGTCGTCTTCGGTCAGGTCGGCGTCGACGTTGCACTGAGCCTTGGCCTCAATGAGCGTGATGGGCTCAAACGTCGGGGCGATGATGAGCTTGAGTGTCATGGCTTACCAGTACCCGCCGATTTCGACGGTGATCTCTGCCGTGGTTGCGACGTTAGTAGGCGTCACCGACAGCACGCTTCGCGCTGCCGTGTTGCACTTGAACGGCGTAATCGCGCCACCCTGGTTGAAGCCCGCCGAGAGCGCGCCGGCCACCGTTACGGTGCTGACAGTTGCGGGAGTGCCGGCCTTGTCCGCCTCCAGCGTCCATGTGCCGCCGTCCGCTTCAGCGGTTGCGCCTGCGTGGGCCGACACGCGGAATTCAGTCACCAGTGCGCCCAGGGGGAGCCGGATGTAGGCCACTTCGCCGTTCTTCAGCCCGCCATAGACTTGATTGACTCGCACGCTACGGCGCGGAGCTTCGCTGTTGGTGTGCGCATACGACACGCCGGGGATGCCGACCGATCCAATGGCCGCATCCCACACGGCGTAAGCGGTGGCTGCAGTGAATGCGTAGGCTGCGTTTGACGCAGGCCGCACGTTGTTGAAGTTGACGATGGGCGGGTTCAGGTTGCTGTGCGCGCCTGACGCAACATAGGTCACGACATCGCTCGGGCTGGTCTTCTGATACCAAGAGCCGCCGTCAATCTCAATCCGGTTTCTCCGTGACCATGCCGAGATTGCGTAGTAGACCGTGATGCCGCCAGCCATCTGCGAATCGCGGATGGTGACCTTTGCTCCGTTGGCATCGGGAAATCCCACCATGACCATCTCAGGGCCGTAGGCGTACGCACTCAGTTGAGATGTCAGGTCAACGCCATCCAGCGTAATCTGCCCGTAGTCGCCCCATGTCGAGTACAGGAGCTTGGCGTTGGCGTTTTTGAACTCGCACCGCAGCACATGCGCGGTCAGGCTGCAAACGCCGAGGCTGTGACTGAAGTCGCGCACCTTGATGAGAAACGTCCCCTGGTCCGGCGTTGCCGGTGATGCCACAGCAGCCGAGCCCCAGTCGCTGGCGTCCACGTTCTTCAGGTGGAAGTGCCCGCCCTTGTAAGCGTCGATGATTGGCGCGCTGGTGGACCAGTGTTTGCAGTTCAGCCACCAGTAGTTCAGGAACTGGTCGCTGGTGCCTGTCGGGGCGATGTACAGCCATGCGCCGTTGGCCTGCATGGCGTTGTTGGAGCAGTCGTCAAAGATGACTTCGCTGCAGTTGTTGGAGCCCAGCGGCGCGACGATGTAGCGCCACCCGTGGAAGAAGCAGCGCCGGAAAGCCCACTGCTGCTCATTGGACGCCCCAGGCGTGCTGAACAGGGTGCAATCCGCTGTCTGCGCAATAAACGACAGGTCGCAGAATTCGATGTCCAACCACTTGACGGCGCGGGCCAGAGTGCCGGCCGTTGCGGGCTTGAACAAGATGCGCGTGGCACCCCGGCCAGCGCCTTGAATCTTCAGCCCGACGATCTTGCTCGGGTTGTTCTCGTTGCCAAGCATGGCCTCGGGGATCGTCACCAAGTAGTCGCCGGGCGGGATCGTGATGACTGCGCGCGAGCCTGGATCGGAGAGGCCGGAAGCACCAAATGAGCGGGTGTCTCGGACTATCGCCACTGCGGCTGTGAATGCCGCAGATGCGTCAGCCAGCCCGGCGCGGTCAGCAGTCATTGATCCATAGGCCAACCGCACAAACGCGGCATCCGAGACGGCTGCGGCCTGTGCTGCCGTCAAGTCTCCTACTGCGTTGTCGCTAGCCGCATTGGGGCCGCCGCGAAACGTCGCCTGCCCGCCGCCAGCAGGCGTGGGATCCCAGGTAAGCGGACCAGGCATGTCGTTTCCTTATGCGCGCTTCTTGCGCGCAGTCACGCCGTCTTCGGCGGGGGCATCGGTCTTGACTTCGGCAGGCTGGTCATCGGCCATATCCACCAACTCAGCGTTCCCGCGATTGACTTGCGCCTGCGATTCGGGAGTCAGGGGATAGGTTTCGCCACCTTTCCACGTCTCGACCGCAACGCCTGCGCCATCGGTTTGCCAATAGCTGTTGATGATCTTCACTGCTTTCATGCGCTCTCCGAATGATTGGGTGCCCAGCGACTGCCGGGCACCCGCAAGCCCTTGACGGGCTTAGACCATCTGCACCACGCCGGCCTGGTTGCCAGCGGACGCCGGCACGAAGCGCGGGTTGACGCCCAGCAGCGAAGCACTCAGCAACGATGCAGCGGTGCCAACCGTGACCGACAGGGCCACAAAGTTGAAGCCGTTGTTGCTGTCCAGTTCGTCGGCGCGAACTTCGATGACGGCTTGCTTGTTGTCGCCGCTGGCTTTCACGATCTGCGTGATGGCCTTGCCGGTGATGTCCTTCGCGCCGGCACCGGCCGAGCTGGTGGCTTGACGCAGGCGGGCATCGACGGTGGCCGAAGCGCCGAGAACACCCGTCTGCAGAACGGCGCAGATGGAGTGGAAGTTGGCAACCGGCACCCATGTCGTGACGACGGTGCTGGCGGCCACGCTGGCGGGATCGAGGGTTGCGAGAACCGCAGTGCGGTCCGTGAATCGCAGGTTTGCATTCATAGGTTTCCCCTAAAGAAGAAGGCCCCGAAGGGCCGTAGGTGGTGGATCAGGCGCGGGCCTGCAGTTGCAGGAACGGCGACATGGTGTTGCTGCCGTTGGCCGGGCTGATCGGCGCTGCCAGCTTCGGCTGACCGTCCATGCGGAAGATCGTGCGGAAAGCCATCGCGTCGGCGTCGAAGTACAGGTGCATCGAGGTCGCGGTCTGGATGCCCTCGGCCTTGGTGATGGCCTGGTAGTACGACAGGTCGGCCAGCAGCACGTCGCCCGTGCTGGCGAACGACTTGCAGTGCTGGTTGACCATGATCGGACGGCCCAGCAGCGAACCGTAGGGCGACCCGGTGATGCCGCCGACCGGCGCACCGGCAGGCAGGTAGATCGGGTAGTTGCCCAAGGTCAGCGTGAACAGCGCCGGGAGCACATCGTTGTTGATGAGCCAGACTGCGCGCGGGAACGAGCCGGGCGGCAGGCGCGCGATCATGTTCGCCAGGTTGGTGGCCGACAGGGTGTTGGCAGCCTGCCCGGCGTCCTTCGACACCGTGATGACCGAACCACCGGCCATGCCGCCCAGCGGCACCGCACCACCGGCACCGAACAGGATGGCCTCGTTCGCCTTCCAGCGGATCGAGTCGGCCACCTTGCTGGGCAGGTAGGCGTTCAGCGCCGACGTGTCGGCCAGCAGTTCGTCCGACACCGGCACCAGCGCCATCAGCTTCTTCAGGCGCAGTTGCGTGGCACCCAGGACCGGCTTCGTGACCGTGCCGGCGAGGGCTTCACCCTGCCAGTAGGCGCGGATGCCGTTGGTGCCCCAGGGCGTCGTCTCGTCCTTCGGGATGGTCATGTTGTTGCCGTCGATGGGCATGTTGTCCGTCAGGGGCAACAGTGCGTCTTCGGTGAGCGACAGCGTGAACACGTTGGCCGAGAACCCGGGCGGGATCAGGATGCCACCATCGGCAGCGTTGCTTTCACCCGCGAAGGTGGAGCCCGGCGCGGCGGCCAGCGGCATCAGGCGGCGATCCATCGCAGCGCCGGTGCGGCTGGCTTGGCTTGCGCCCACCACGGCACGGGCGTAGTCGCCGAAGCTGGAGAAGCCGCGCTGCGGATCGCTCTCGACGTTTTCCGACACGCTGAGTTGCGCAGCGGCGGCGATGGCGACAGCGCCCGCACCACGGCCGGCGGGCGGGCCGGTGTGCTGCGCGTTGGACGCGCCAGCGTTCAGGCCGGCTTCTTCCAGCGACAGGGCCTGCTCGCGGTTGATGGCGGCGGTCAGGCTGGCAGCCTTGGCCTCGTGGCCAGCGAATGCGGCTTGTTCGGCTTCGGTGAAGTCGCGGCCTTCGGCGGACGCGGTGTTGTGCAGATCGCGCATCGCCTGAACGGCGATGGCTTTCTGCGCTTGCAGGTTGCGGAGCAGTGCGCTCATGGTGATCTCCCAATACAAAAAGCCCGCGCCGGATCTCCGGGTGGCGGGCACAGAAACAAAAATGCCGGCAGGAAGCCGGCAGCGGGGGTTGCACAGGAGCCCTACGGGGCTACCGCTTTCACATCAACGGATGGGTAGGCGTTTGGGCCGTGCAGGCCCGGTGAGGGGTTAAGAAGCGAGTGCGATGCGGCTGCGGGCGTCGGCCATTGCCGAGCGATTCGGCGTGGTGCGCGGCTTGCGCTGCATCTTGGAAACGACTTCGGCGAAGGTGGCAACGCCGTCCACCATGTTCTCGGACAGGGCGGCATCGGCGCTCAGCACGCGGCCCTGACCCATGCCGTTGCGCACAGAGTCAACCGGCACCTTGCGGCCCTTTGCCACGGCCTTGGTGAACATGCTGTAGTAGTTGTCAACGCTGGCCTGCGTGTAGGCTTTGGCCTCGTCGCTGAGGGGGCCGAACGGTGCGCCTTCAACCTTGTACTTGCCGGCGCTGATGAGCGTGACCGCAATGCCGGCCGCTTCCATCGCCTTGCTGACATCTTCATGCGCGGTGTAGACGCCGATGCTGCCCACCATCCCGCCGGGGGTGACGTAGGCTTCGCTGCACTGCGCCAGCAGCCAGTAGGCGGCACTGGCGGCCATGCTGTTTGCGATGCCAACCACCGGCTTGTTTGCCGCGCGAATCTGCTCTCCAAGCTCGGCGATGCCGAACACGGACCCGCCGGGCGAGTCGATTTCCAGCAGCACCTGACTGACGGTTTCGTCGGCCAGTGCGGCAGACAGGGCGTTGCTGATTTCCTGCGCGCCAGTGCCGCCTTCGCATGGCCCGAGCTGCGATGCTCGCTGCACGATGGGGCCGAACGCTTGCACCAGGGCAATCGAGCCCTGCCGGCCGCCGGTGGATCGCGGGGCGGCGGCCACGGGCACGCTTTCGGCCTGCGGGGCGATGCCATCCCTTGCAGCGTAGCCGCGCGTCAGGATGGCCGCGAAGGCGTGCATGGCGGCCGGGTCCATCGCCCACGGCGTGCTGGCGCACCATGCCAGGAAGTGATGCGTTTTCATGTGTTGCCTTTCAGGGCCAGTGCCAGCAGCGATGCTGCAATTTCTTCTTCGGATGTCGCAGGCACAGCAGCAAGCCACGCCGCCGCATCGGCTTCAGACACGGCCAGCGTGTCAGCAAGCACAGATGCCGCAACGGCCTGCCCGCCCACCAGCCGGCGGGCCATGCGTCCGGCGTTGCCTGCCAGGACGATGCGCATGCGGGCGTGCATTGCCTCAGCGGCTGCGCGCACGTTGTCTCGGCGGGTTGATGCGCTCTCGTCGGCAGGCTCATTCGGCTCGTCGGGTGCGTTGGCGGCATCAGGCGCATCCGGCAGGATGACACCGCCCGAACCGTCAATCCGCGCCATGTTGAGCGGCATCATCGGACTGTCAAGGCCCGGCAGCGGGTCGTCGCCCTCGCGCGAGCGAACCTCGTTCGGCGTGATGCTGCCCCACTGCGTGCGGCTGGCGTAGTACGCAGACCGCGCCGCCGAGTCGCCGCGCATCATGCGGTCCATGTCGAACTCCGGGTCCAGGCCCATCGGCTCATCCGGCCCCAGCAGGAAGTATTCGATGCTGGATTCCCATAGTTCGGCGTAGGGCAGCATCGTGTCGGTCCAGAACTCGATGCTCTGCTGCTCGATGTTGCTGAACGTCGCTTTGCTCAAGTCGCCGATCTTGTGCGGCGGGACGTTGAAGATGCGCGCGATGTCGGCAGTCTTGGCCGAGCGCGACTCGATGAACTGCGAGTCGGCGTTGTTCAGGCCCAGCTCGTGGAACTTCATGCCCGACTCAAGCACCGCCACCTTGCCGCGATTCTTGCCGCCCTGCATGTCCTGCCACGCTTCGCGGAATGCGAGCTTCATTTCCTTGTTGGCGAACTTGCCCGGGTATTCGATGTACCCGCCGCCGGGCTTCGCATCGTTGGCGAAGAACCGGCTTGAGTAGGCTTGCATCGCCAGCCCTTCGCCGATGGATTCGCGGCTGACCTCAATCGGACTCAAGCCCAAGACGCCATCAGAACTCAGCCCGCGCAGGTGCCAGATTTCGTTTCGGGCGTAGTAAATCTGCCGGCCGAACTGGTCCGTGTAGCGGTAGCGGTAGCTGCCGTTGGTCAGCATCTCCACCGTCATGCGGTCTGGGCTCAGCGGCAGCAGTTCGGTGATTTCGCCCCGGCCGTTCGCCGTGATTTGGCAGAAAGCATTGCCGCGCAGCGCCAGGTGGCCCTGCAACATCAGCCTCCACTCGTAGGGGGTCTGAAACCCATTCGGGCGCTTCGCCATCAGCCGATAGAGCCAGTGCCCCGTGTTGCGCGTCCGCCCGCCGCCTTCTTTCGGCTGGAACAGGGTGAACGGCATCACGGCAAAGGACTGAGCAAGCACCCTGACGCAAGCGAAGACCGCCGAGAGCGCAAGCGCCGAATTGGGCGTCACGGCCACGCCGCCGGCTGTGCGCGCGCCGAGGTCCGAAAACCAGAATCCGCCGAACACGGATCGGTCGCCACTGTCGGCGCGCGGTGATCGAAACAGTGACGTGAACACTTATGCCTTTCCCGCCACGACGGCAAAGATGGTGGCCGCAATGACCATCGACCCTAGCGTGATGAGCGCCGGGCCAGCGCCGCCCAGGACGTAGGCACCCGCGCTGCAGCAAGCGATGCCGAAGGCCATGCAGCAGTCGTACACGCGGGCGCTCATACGGTCAGCAACTCACCAGAGAAGACGGTCGCCTCCGGGTTCAGCGCCATCAGCGACACCGCATCAAAGACCGCCATCAAGGGGTCAATTTTCCCGTCGCCGCCGCTGACCTCCTTCGTTACGAGGATGGCGTTTCCGCGCGGCTCGACTTTTGCGTTCTGCACACACCACGTCATAAGCGGTCTCCCGTCATGGATAAGTTCGCCACTAGCGACTCGGCGCTCTGTCGTTTTGATAGCAGCAGTAAGTCGCCAGCCCTGAGAGATACCGATGATTTGTTCAAACTGAATGCCTCGATCCGGGTCCACCAGCTTGTCGATGAGAGCGCCAATCCCATTCTGGTCAACGCCAATGGCGTTTTTTTCCGGGAGAAGGCCAGCATCGCGGACTTGGCACACGATGTCTGCCACAGCATCTAGGTCAGGTCCGGGAGTTTCAAAAATATGCAAATCGCCCTGAGAAATAAAGTCGTTTAGCTGAGCAAGCTCAGATTTTCTCTCTTGCAACATTAGTTCACTAGCCCACGCGCGGGTCCAAAGCAGCCATCTTCGCGTTTCGCGCTCTCTACCGAGAACCGCCAAGCCCAAAAAGTCTCGCAAACCGCCGCCGTCAATCCCGATAACGGCAACTTCACACCGCTCAATCAGAGATTCAAGCGTGATCCTGACAATGTTTCCGCGACCGTCTCTGTCAACGGCCCTCTTCAGCCAGTAGTGGGCACCAGCCCAAGAATTTGTCCGCAGTCCAACGCCAATTTCGACATTCAGATGCTGCGAGGCCCACCGAGCAAGCTCTTCAATGCTGGATGACTCGGCGGCCTGAAAGTCCGGTATCAATCGCTCAACTGTGATCGACCGGCCATTGTTCGGCGTAACCATGTGCCAGTTAGCTGAATTTCTCCAGTCAACATCAGGCGGAAGCTCGTAGATCAGAGGCAAGATCGGGGCGCGAAGCTCTCCATCCCGCACGGCTCTTGCCTTCTTGAGTTCCGCCTTGAAAACCCCCGCAGGCGGCCTCTCTGACTGCGTGGTGATCGTCACCATAAAGCCTTCTGGCTGAGAGATAAGCCCCCCGCGAAGCTGACCAATCACGCGGTCTGCATCGTGCGCCTCAGCGATGACGTGCAACTCATCCAGCAGAACGCCGGCTGGCTTCGAGCCTGTAACAATCTTCGGGTCAAAACTCTTGACCTTCAGGAATGCGCCAGTGGGTCGATATGTGATCCGCTTCAGGTGCTCTTGAATGTGGCACTTAGCCGAAAGCACTTCATCCGCTTCGATCATTCCGACCGTCTGGCGAAATGCCAGGTCTGCAACGTCAAGCGTCGGAGCCACAATCAAAAACTCTGCGCGCGGCCGGCGCGACATCAGCATTGCCGTCAGCATCAGGGCAGCGCCGCCGGTCGTCTTGCTTGATTTTTTAGGGACAAGCTGGAACAGCTCTCGGATGTAGCGAGTGTTCGTCTTTGGGTCATAGCTGCCGAACAGCGCCCGCACGGCATCGCGGAACCAGTCGCCAACTGCATGCTCCATCAGCGGCTGCCCCGGGACATCGGGGAGCCTGAGTCGATTGAAGATCGAGACTGCGCGATCTGATTCAGCCTTTATCAGCGGCAAGTCTGGCAGAAGCGAGCGGCCAGACTTGATCCTGTCCTGCCAGTCCAAGCAGGACAGATTCCAGTCAGCCGCCATACGCTCTACAACAAGGTGACTACCTTGCTGCCCTTTGATAAGTTGTCAGACGCCCACAATGGGCGAAGGTTGGGGAGTGCCCAGCAGGCCCGAAACCCATCGTCGCATGGCGATTTGTAGTCAAACACCGAGACAGGGATGATGTGGTCTATGTGAATAAGCCCTGCCGCAAAGGCCGCCCAAGTCATGCCCTTGGTGAATTGACGCTCCAAGTGCTCTTTAAGGTCTTGGCGCGAATACCCGACCAAGCCTTCCCACGACCAGCCGTCCTTTGCTTTGCGCAGCGACATCCACATCCTGCGGGACATGAGCCTAGAAAGGCGGAATCCGGGATCGGACAACTCCTTGGCTTTTCTGCGCTCAATATCGCGCCTCGTAAGCTCCTTGCGGTTGCGCTTTTTGTATTCACGATCCCGTTCGCGCTTAACGTCAAAGTGCTTCTCAGCGGATCGCCTTTTTATGGCCTTCACGGCATCTTGGTTTTCTGCCTGCCACTTGCTGACGTTCTGGCGGATGCGCGCCGTGTTCTTCTCGTAGTAAGCGCGCGACTCTGATTGACGGCACTCCTTGCAGCGCGGGTTCAATCCGCCACATCCCCGCTTGTTGCTCAGGTGAAAGAACTCCGACGATGCCGGCTTCTCCGTGTTGCACTTGGCGCACCGCCTATGCGGTGCCATAGAATTGTCTTCAGCCACTTCGGCCTCTCGCACAGGTTGATGGTGGTTAGGGCCCCGTTGACGTATCAGCGTCTTCGGGGCCCGTCTATTTTAATTGATCGCTATTGCAGTAGTCCATCCCAACTTGTGCCGCGCTCTGCGGTCTTCGCGTTAGCGCCGGCCTGCTCTTTCTTGCCGGGATCATCCGGCTGCGCCACTGGCCGGAACATGCCAAGGTGCTGCCCAATCCTCACCAGCGCGCCAGGCTTGTCGTACAGCTTGACCTTGATTGCGCCGTCCTTGGTCTGCGTGATTTCCGAAATCGCCGCCGCCGCGTCCGGGTGAATCTCGGCACTGTCCTTGATCGTAACTTCTATCGCAGGAACATCGGCCGGCTCGCCCCGATCATTGAACAGGGCCTGCTCTCGGTTGCGCCACTCAAGCACTTGGCGGATGTCAGAAAACCCAATCTTCGCCAACTCGGCGATCACCATGTCCGGCGTGATGCCGGTCCTCACGATAAGCAGTCTTTGCCCGCGTTCAATGGCCGCCGCAACTGCTGCATGTTTTAGCAGGCGAGTTGCTTCAATCGCAGCAGACTTCGGGGCGTAGCCAGCAGCCTCAGCAGCCTTTTTCCCATTTGGATCAATGAGATAGGCATCAACAAACGCTTGCTGCTTCTTGGTCAATGACATTAGCAAATCCCCCAGCGGGGTCCGAGAAGGAAAAAAATCC